GGCCTCCGAAGCCAAGGGTCGTGGGTTCGATCCCCGCCAGCCGCGCCATAATCTTCAGTAAAATCAATTGGTTGCATATTGCACGATGATGCAGTGAGATGCACTAATTAGCGTTTTGCGGCACACTTCCTGTGCCAAATTTGTGCCAAGCCGTTGTTTCCTATGCCGTATCGATCATCGTAACCGGCACACTAGTGCACTGTGTTGCTTACTAGTGCTAAAGCGGCAGCTCTTCATCCCGATCATACTTCTGTAGGCTTTCCTCCTGGTCAGCGCGTATCCGTCCAAGGATATCAGCCTGACGTTCTAGCCTGTCTACACCTTCCTGCCACGTGTCGTATCCCTGACCCTTCTTCGCTTTGTGGCGTCGCAACTCGACCAGCTTATGAAAATACGGAGTCGCAGCGGTACGAGGCGATACACGGTCGTGCTCCCGCGTTGGATCGATATGGCCATGTATGTCATCTTCGATGCCAGTGGCTAGCCAAAATGCGCACTCAGGCCACATGGTTGCTATCGCCTCAATCATGTCGGGATTGGGCCGTTGCCGACCGTAATAGAAGCTTTTCCAACTCTCCGCTGTGATGTTTGTCGAAGCCTCCAACTGGGCAAACTTCCCTCGCTTGTCAGTCCGGCGATCTATAAGAGCTTTCAGCCTGTCGGAAATCTTGTTAGATCCATCATCCATTTCAGTCTCCTAGTTGTGTTTCGGTATGGATTGTACTGAGTTCGTGTGATTCTCCCCCTGTTTTGTTGACTATGCACTATCTTAGTGATAGGCTCCGTCCATTGAGTGTGTATTGCACACTAAATGGGGATAAAAATACATGGATACTGCGTTTGACGATAAGGATGGTGGTGCCCTGCTCTCAGTAGAGCAGCTAGCGCGTCTCATTCATAAGTCTCCAGCTAGTGTCCGGAGCGACGCTTCGAGGAACGCACGAGCGTTGCCGCCGCTTTGCCGTCTCCCTGGTAGTAAGCGGCTTCTGTGGCGGAGAGAAGACGTGATGTCGTGGATCGCTCAGTTTGTGGAAGGTTCGCCTGCGCAACCAGTTCAGCCTGGTGCTGCTGCTGACACGCCTCGAAAACGTGGGCGCCCTCGCAAAACGGAACAAAGGGGATTTGCGTAATGTCGATCCACCGTGGCTCTTCTCGCCAGCGCCTCATCCCGTTGACCTCGTTTCGTCTTGTTTGTTCTGCAGGCATTCTTGTTCAAGGAAGCTCTGCGGACTTTCTAGGTTGTGTCTTCATCGCGATGGAGGCTCGGGACATGTGGGCACCTCTGCTGCCACACAGTAATTTCCGAATCCAACTGTTCTACCCAAATCGCAAGCGTGTCTCGCCTGTCGAAGTTGCGGCTGCTTTACGAGCCCTGGCTGATCCAGAGGTTCGAAGCGCAGTTGCTCGTCGCCGGGCCGAGAGCGCAGAAATTTCGCCTGCCCGCAGCGTAGCGAGGACAGCCGAAATTTGTGCAAACGGAGGCCCGTGTTCGTCGGCTACCGTCACCTCTGATTTTTGTCAGGCGGGCGTGGTAGCACCGCCTGACAGTCCCGATTTAGGGATTTCGGCTCTTTTACCTTGTTTAGCCTCGGGTATCTGAGTCAGATGGCTTATGACACCGTGAAACTCAGGTCACCGCCGCTCAGTCCTGCAGTTATCGAGCAAGCAAAGAACAAGTCCCTTCGTCGTTCTGGCGTAGAGATGGCGACGGGCGAAGAGCGCTACGTGCTTTTCGCGGGTGAGCTTCTTGGCTCATGGGACTCACGAATCTCAGTGATTCCGAAGGACGAACACTACGTCATTGGCAAGAATGGTCGGCCTGTCAAAGAGCGATGCGAACCATACTTGGAAATTGAAGCCTCCGTTCACAAAGTGTTTTGTGGCCATAACGTCTACGGCGGACCTACCGAGTTTAAACAGGCATGCCGCGACTTCGTCGCACTTGTTGAGGAGCTGCTTGATACCGAACTGCCGCTCGCCGACTACTGGACGGTTCACCGTGTCGATGTGGCCTTGGTATACCGCTTGCCTAAGGCGGCTTGCAAGGAATTCTTCGACGGTATGCAGGTGATGAGCTTCCCTCGCCGGAACAGGGGATCAGCTAAATATGCGATGGCAGTTTATTTCCCTGGTAAGACGACAACAGTCAAGTTCTATCACAAGGGCACGGAATTCCAGGTGCACGATCGTAGCCGGATGCGCGGATTTTTCAACAACTTGTTCATGCATTTGCATGGAAAAAACGATCCGAAAAATTACGCGCGTGCCGAGCGCAAATTAGAAGCGTTGCAACGGTTAGCTGACAGTCGATTGCGGGCTGAGGTTGAAATCCATTCAGATAAATTTCAATACGATTTTGGGAAAAATCCGTTGGTAAAAGAATTGACGGATGCGTACTTGCAGCAGGTCTACGACAAGGAAGTAGAGAAGCTCTTGCGAGAGGGAAAACAGGCTATGGATACGGTACGTGGAAGTAGAGCAGTGCTGAGCAGGTTGAAAGGCGTATACGGGCCATCGACTGGCGCGCGTCTTTATGGATTCTGGTCGTCACTTTGTACATTGGGAGATGAGGTTACGCGAGAGCAATTCGCAAAGACAGTCTTTTACCGGAACCGGAAGCTTCTGGAAGACGCTGGTGTGTCGTGGCGAGGTACGGATGTGTTGGTCGTTGCTAACGATGGAGTTTTGCCAGCGGATTTCTCGCCGGTTCGGACGGACAAGCGGTTGTGCTACTTACCGGCGCGCAATCGTGATGGTTATCAAGTAAGCCGGGAAACGATGCGCCTTGCGGCGTGAAAGGAACTGCTGTGGCAGAAGCAAATGTGATGAAAATCGACGACAAGAAGGTCCACAACGTGATTAAAGCGATGGGCGTATTGGTGGTAGGGCGCATCGAAGGATCTAAAACTTATGAAGGCAAACGGTACACCCAGATCTTGACCCCTGCAGCTGACGCATATTCGCGTCCGCAACTGGTCGAGATTCGCAGCAAGGGGCGGCTTGGCGAAAAGGGCGAAGAAATCTCTTGTCACTGCGTCCTGGGCGGTTTCCAGCGTAAAGCTTACGAAACCAAAGATAAGCAGACCGGCGAAATCGTTAAGGTGGTCCCGGTCGAACACACACTCGATCTGGTCGAGGAATAACAGATGGCCGCGGGTACTCAGCAGATAGTGGTCGTGTGTGCATCTGGGCCAATATCGCAAGCGCCGTGCGCAAGTGGCATGGCACCGGCGACGTTCTCGGCGTATCTGATTGACCCCGCCCAGGCGGCCAATATTAACGCTCAAAACGCTCCGTTTGACTATTCCGTCGCGGCAACCATTTGGGGTTTCGCCTTTACGTTCGTTGTCGGCCTTTACCTAGTGAGTAGGTCGGCTGGCGCAATCATCGGCGCGATCCGCAGTTTGTAGTACTGGCCGGGCAGTTTCCCGGTATTTCGAAAGTAGGGGTTTCACATGAAAAAAATCATCACTCGCGGTCTGGCTGTTGTCGGTGCTGCTGCTGTTTCGTCGGTCGCTTTTGCGCAGGAAGCTGCTGCCGCTGGTCCGGACATGTCCGGCCTGACTGCCGCAGTCGACTTCGGCACCGTCACGACCGCGATCCTGGCGATTGCTGGCTTGCTGGCCGTCGTCTACGTCGCCGTAAAGGGCGCTCGTATCGGCCTGAGCATGCTGAAGGGCGGCTAATCGCCTCCGGCTGTTCCCGTGACTCGTCACAGCAATGTGTCGGGTCCGGTTTCCCTGGGGAGCCTTGCGCTCCCTTTTTTTTCGAGGATACGTCTATGACCATCAATCAGCTTTGGTATTTCGGGATTTTTCTTTGGGGCCTCGTCTCGGCTTGGGCCGTGATCCAAGGCTTGAGCGAGGGGGCCTGATGATGTTCGCTCCGTCTCTCCTGTGCCTGCTGCTGCTGTACGTCGTCGCCGCGCTGGTGTTCTGGCCTTCGACTGGTGACCCGCCCTGGTGGGGCTGGCCAATGGTTCCTTTTCTCTTCGTTGCGGTGAAGTTATGGGATGAGCGGGAGACAGTTGCCGTAGTGGTCGGCGTTTATGGCGGTACTGCCTTGCTCCTGTTCCTGGGCTATCGGTTCAACGTGTTCTTGTTGGGGTGAGTATGAAGAAGGTAGGTTTTGTCAAAAAGTGGTTCATGGCCTTGATGTGCTTGATGATGCTCGCTCAGCAGCAGCATGCGCTTGCTCAGGCCCAAGCCGTCGCGCCAGTCGCTAACTACGTGGTCAATCGCGCGGTGGCGGGGACGATTACGAAGGTCGCTTTGCAGCGAGGTTTTGCTGCCAACGATCCGAGGATAGCGGCTACTCTCGCCGGGGTAGGGTCTTCCATGACTGCCGTAAACGTGGCGTCAACGGTCGGCGGTATTGCGCTCGCGGTCGCCGGTGCTCCCGTATGGCTGACCGTGCTGGGTGGCCTTGGGATTCTTGCGGCCGGTGCCGCCTTGGTGGCTGGCTCGACGTCGCTCAAGGTCGACGGGGGTTCGGTAACTGTCAGTGGTGGCGCACCTTCTGTCCCCACCTACACCGCTCCGCCGGCAGGAGGCGCAAGTAACTTGGGGAACCCTACTGGTCCGACTGGTAACCCGGTAATTGATGCCCTAGTGCGCGACGGTACAAAGATTTATCGCACCAGTGGTTGTATGGCGACTGAGGCGTGCATGCAATTTCCGCTTGAGGTCAACAACTGGGTTGCTCGGCGCATTCAGTTGTGTGGCGGTGGTCGTTGTACGGGGGGCGACTTCGTCGCTTTGTATTTCAGCGAACAAGAGTTCATCGATCACGTGTTCGATGGCGCGTACTGGTCGACTCCCAGCAATGGGGACGGTACCGGGATGACGCGTCGCGCTACCAAGGTTTGGGAGTCGCCACCACAGCGCACGGTGAATCAAAACGGCACGGTGACTATCGGTGGGTGGTATGTGTACAAGCAGGTGTGCATGATGTGGAACGGCACGAGCGGGAGCGCCTGTGATCCTGGCTATGACACTACTTATCGGGATACTTACTGGTCGAGCAATTTTTCTTCGACGCTTACGGTACGCGTTGCACCGGTTGGAGGAAGCTCGCAGCAGTTTGCATCCCTTGATGCTGCTGTGTCGGGCATGACTGCCGAGGACAAGGCCAAGGCGTTGAGCCCTGACGCACTGGCGCGCGTAGTGGATGCGGCTTGGGCTCGGGCGGCATCCCAGCCCGGTTATCAGGGCTTGCCATACAGTGTGACGCAGCCTGTCACCCCGGCCGAGGTGCAGGTTTGGCAGAACGAGAATCCAAGCCTGAATCCTACTCTTGGCGACGTTCTTGTTCCCGCCGTGGCTCCCGGCACTACAACGGTCCCAATCGCCGTCGATGCGGTTGTGTCGCCAGCTCCTAATCCCGATCCTGGCACTGGCGAGCCAACACCCGCCCCGGTCGGGACGACGAATGTCAATGTGGTGAACGTCCCTACGGTCAGGGTCGAGTGGGGTGCTGACCCTGGTATCGGTGCGCCGTCGTTGGAGCAGACTCCTACCGCGTCAGCGATCCTTTCGCCGTTGCTCAACCTGATGCCGTCCCTGCGTAACTTCGCCGTGCCGGCGCACAACTCGGTTTGCCCCAAGCCTTCGTTCAGCATGTTTGAAAAGCAGATCGTCATGGAGGCCCATTGCGCGGTGCTCGATGACGTAAAGCCGACGCTGTACGCGGTCATGGGTTTCGTCTGGCTGATGCTGGGCGCGATCATTATTCTTCGGGCGTAAGGAGGGCTTATGTGGGTATTGCTTCTCGGTGCTGTGAACACGCTGCTTGGCTTCGTGTTCCGGTCCGTCATGGTCAAGTTTGTGGTCTTCTTCGCGCTCTACTTTGTCGTCACCGAGTTCGTCGGCCTGCTGGTGCCGCTGTTGCCTGACGCTTCAGGGATCGGCGGGGCGCTCGGTGGGATACCGGCCACGGTGTGGTACTTCCTCGACCTGTTCAACGTGTCCGCTGGTATCCCGATCATGTTGTCCGCCTATGTGACGCGCTTCGCAATCCGTCGTATCCCTGTGATCGGCTAAGCCCATGCCTATTAACGTCTATACCGGTTTGATGAGGTCGGGCAAGAGCTACGAGGTGGTGTCCGAGGTGATCGTCCCCGCGATCCGAAGCGGTCGACGGGTGGTCACGAATGTGGACGGCATTTCAGAGGAAAAGATTCACCAGTACCTCGCGGCGAAGAACCCGCAGGCTGATGCCTTCAAGTTCGGCCGCGTGCTGCACGTGACGAACGAGCAGGTGTTCAAGGAAGACTTCTTCCCGTACTACGACGACGCTAAGGATGCGCACACAGACACCGTGGTGCAGCCGGGCGACTTGGTTGCTATCGATGAGGCGTGGAGGTTCTGGGGCGACGGTATGAAGGTGCACAAGAACCACCGTTCGTTTTTCCTCGAGCACGGCCACTTCACCGACGCTGCTACGGGCGTGGCCTGTGACCTGGTGTTGATGATTCAGGACATGACCACCCTGGAGCGAAAGCTCAAGAACGTTATTGCCTTTAACTTCCGCACGCACAAGAAGGTTTCCCTGGGCCTGAACAATACATACAGCCTGACCATGTGGGAGGGCTACAAGCAGCTCAAGGGCAACAAGATCGGCAACTGGGTGCGCCGGTACAACAAAGAAGTCTTCCCGCTTTATTCCAGCTTCAAAGGAGGGGCCAAGGGCGTGCTGGTGAACGCGGACAGCAGGCAGAACATTTTCGCCAGCAAGAAGATTTGGCTAGGCCTCGTCGGCATGATCGTCGCCCTTTATGTGTGCGGGACAAACGCCTACAAGTTCTTCAACCCCGAAAGCGCCGCATCCGGTTCCAAGGTCGCTGCGGTCGACCACAAGGGCCCACAGGCTGCAAATGGTGGGCCGGCAGCTGTCCCGGTGCCAGTTGGTCCAGCTGCCCGCCAGCAGGCGTTTAGCGACGTTTGGCGGGTGGTAGGCACCTTTCATGCGAAGGGCGTGTCCTGGGTTGTCGTGTCCAATCAGGCCGGGGTCGTGCGGCTTGAGTCTCCGTCTCAGTTCGCTGGCTCCGGTCTGATCCAGATCGGAGACATTGACGGCGCCAAGGTCACCAGCTGGTCCGGTGGCGTGCCCGTTGCGCGTGGCAACACTTCAACCCCGGCGCCCGCTGCGCCCGTACCTATCGGCGAGTTTGTGAAATGAAGAGAATCCTGTTGGTGTTTGTGTTTCTGCTGGCCGGTGTGGCCAGTGCCAAGGCTCCCGAGGAACAGGCTGCGCGGTTCGACTTCCGGTCGCTCGGCGTCGCCCAAGTAGTGCAGCTGATCTACGCGGAGGCTTTGGAAAGCTCCTACGTCATCGACCCCGAGGTGTTGAAGGATGAGCGTGTCGTGTCTTTTCGCTATAACGGCGGCAAGCAGGGCGTCAACGCATTCATCGGCTCGTTCTTCGATTCCCTGGGACTGGCGGTCTCTCGTCGTGGTGGAGTCGACTTCATTACGCGCAAGGCGGCTCCTGCCCCTGCGCCTGCACCGGACGAAGAGGTGTTCGTTTACAAGCCGCGGTTCCGGGACGGTGGCTACCTGGTTGAGCTGCTCGGCCCCCTGTTCAAGGGCTCGTTTACTGCCAAGCGGGGAATCCGTGCCGCCCCTGGTGACAACGGCGGCCAGCGTGTCGCTCCTACCGGGTCAGCCGCCGCCATGATCGACCGTAAGAGCGACACGCTCGTGTTCAGCGGGTCGGCATCCGAGATTGTGAAACTGCGTAAGCTGCTCGCCCAGGTTGACACCTCGGTGGGGGATGTGCTGATGCGCGGGGTGCTGTACGAGGTCCAGACCGGCAAGAAGGACGGCTCCGCTTTCAGCTTAGCTGTCAATCTCCTGGGTGGGAAGCTCGGGTTGAGTATCGGGTCGTACGCTGGCAGTCCCGGCGATATGCTGTTCTCGTTTAAGAACAACACCATTGATGCCGTGTTGTCGGTGCTTTCTTCCGACTCTCGTTTCAAGGCTGTATCAAAGCCCATGCTGCGCGTGTCGTCCGGTGGATCGGGTAGGTTCACCGTGGGGCAGGACGTGCCGATCCTCGGGGCGGTGTCTTACCCTGGGAATGGTCAACCTCCGATTCAGTCAGTAAGCTATCAGTCCAGTGGGGTGATATACGAAGTGCAGCCAGTGATTCGCGATAGTGCTATCGATGTGACCGTAATGCAGCAGGTGTCAAATTTTGTCTCCACGAGCACAGGCGTCTCTAGTTCTCCAACCCTCATAAAGCGAGAGCTCAGGTCGGACTTGGGACTTGCGGATGGTGAGATCGTGGTCATGGGTGGCCTCACCGATACAAAGGAGACCGATGCAAGCCAAGGCCCGTCACTCTTCCCGTCCTTTATAAGGTCTAGATCGTCCGACTCTTCCGGTGTAGAGATCTTGCTGATCCTGCAGGTAACCAAGATTTAAGCAGTGGGAGTCAGATGCCGTAGGGGCTCGCGATCGCTCCCAAACAGCTGAGTTGGTGTGCGCTTTTCAGCGCATAAAGGCTGCTTTTTTCGCGATTTAACCGCCCTGGAATTTAGCGCGCTAAATTTTATGAGCTCGATCCGGGGGCCAGTTGGTGAGGGTACGGCATCTGACTCCCACTTAGCAGCCTGCGTCGCTTCGGGCTTTAGCGCGCTAAAGTACCCAACCTTGCACGTTGAGTCCAAGTAACCTTTCTCCCTGAGTTTGCGCCGACGATAGTAGCGGGGTATGGGCTGCAAGGCCCATGAAGACAGCGGCGCGTGCGTTCAGGCTTGTGGAGCTGCGGCCAGTGAATATGAGTTTTGTTGGCGGTGCGCGCGCTCTGCTAGCAGCTTCAAGGAGAGTAAGGTCGAATGTCATAGCGGCCTTCTAGGCCGCGACTCCGTTTTGCTAATCGGTGAGAATGGAATTAGCTGTCTCGCCGTTTGCCGACCACTACAGCGCCTCGAGTAATAGAAAAGCCTACGTCCCCGACATAGGCCCCACCCGACTGAGTACATGACTCTGATTGACCCATTGAGATCGGAACAACGTTCACAACGTCGTAACCCAGGCGGTCGAGTTCTTCGTATTTCTGAGCAAGCTGCTCGGCGAAGCTGTCAAAATCAACGTGCCGTTGTGTGTAGTAAGTGTTGGTTTCTTTGAAGATAATTCCATCTTGCTTCTTATATGTCCCAAGTGCTGCATAGAACCATTCTGCAACAAATTTCTTACTCATTTCAAACCTCAATTGTATAAAAGTCATCAACAGTTTCGCCTAGGAATCTATTGTTGCACGGCAACTTGTGGTGGTCAACATGCTGCATGATGTTCGAAAAGCGGCTTTCGAGCGACGATCCTTAGTCAAGGTCTCTAGCTCTTTTCCGTCTTGAGAGATACCATGAGGCTACTTTGAGTGTTACCTATAGAGAAACAGAATGGCACATGACCTGACAGCATCCCATAGCGACCGGCAGAACGTTCTCAACAACCGCTATGCTTGTCAAAAAGTACAGGACCACTTGGCACTGCCAGGTATCCAGTACGCCGGCGAAGTAATCTTTACCAAACACCAACTTGCTACTATCTTCTCCGTTAGCGAAAGTACGATAGAAAAGTATTTATCTACCTATGGAGATGAGCTAAAGGCGAACGGCTATACGGTACTAAAAGGGAAAAAACTCAAAGAATTCAAGGACTTAGTGGGGGATACCGTAACAGGTTACGGTACCCTCTCTCAACTTGGCATTTTTTCCTTTAGAGCAACTTTAAATTTTGCAATGTTGCTGACTGAAAGCGATGCCGCTAGGGTCATGCGTAGCCGCATTCTAGACATTGTTATCGATGTAATGGCAGAGCGAGCCGGAGGTCACACTAAATATATCAACCAGAGAGACCGCGAGTACCTGCCCGCAGCTTATCAAGAGTTTAATTATCGAAAGATGTTCACAGAAGCCCTGTCTAACTATTTAGACATGGGCCCTATGAAATTTGGTGTTTATACCAATAAGATTTACCAACTCGTGTTTCGTGAAAATGCAAGTGAATATAAAAGAATCTTAAAACTTGCTACGAATGATAATTTACGAGATACGTTGTATTCGGAAGTTCTCAAAGCAATCGCCAGCATTGAAAATGGCTTGGCATGCGAGATGAAAGAAAAGTTTGATTCACTAGGTAGGAAACTCTCACCTGCTGAGGTCGACGCGATGTTGGGAGGCGCAGAGAAGAACCCTTATCTTAAACCAATAATTGAAGACGCTCGAACTAAGATGGCTAGTCGAGATAAGGGCTTCCGCGATGCTCTTCATGAAAAATTGGAGGCTTACATTCAAACCGTGCCTGAAGGTGATTTTGAACGGTTCTTAGGCGAGGCAAGTAAATCGTTGGAACAGCAATTGGCAGATCCAGAGACGCTGGAGGTCTTCAAGCGGCTTAAGGACCGTTGAAAATGGCAGACAGTTTCATTTACTTTGACAAGTCGCATGCTATTGCCGTACACGATTGGATCATTGCTAACTCCGGAGGGCGGCCAGGGATGGAGAACGAAGGCCTGCTGGAAAGCCCGTTACAGATGATACAAAACGAGCTTTACTACCCAGAATTAGAAGACAAGATCACGCATCTGTTCTATTCAATTAACAAGAACCATGCGTTTTCAGACGGCAATAAACGGTCTTGTATTGCATTAAGTGCTTATTTCCTTCAACTAAACGGCTTCGGGCATGTTGTTAAAAGATTTATCATCGAGACCGAGAACGTCGCAGTATGGGTAGCAGACAACGTAATTGATCGTGAATTGCTGAAAGAAATCTTGTGTTGCTTGATTTATGAAGAGGATTGCAGCGAGGAACTAAAATTGAAAATCTTGGCTGCTCTTGATAAATCTCAGCGAGAAAAAGATGGTATCAATTAAGTTTCTTTGCCAGGTCTTCTGCGCGTAGATGCGTGTAGCGTTTCAGCATATCTAACGTTTTGTGGCCTGTAATTGCAGCAACCTCCATAACATTTAAACCTTTTTCAAATAGTCTGCTCGTCGCTTCGTGACGCATGTCATGGAAGCGTAAGCCGGCGATATTTGCTCTATGCGATTCGCAGGCTCGTTCGAAAGCCTGACTCATAGACTCTGCCTGAAGAGAGAACACGCGCCCCTCGTTTTTCTTGCCGAACTTTTTTAGTGCTGCAACTGCCGTTTTGGAAAGTGGTACTGTGCGTGGCACATCAGTCTTAGTCATGGGAAGATGCGCTGTCTGCTTTTTCAAATCGATTTCTTCCCACGTTAAGGCAGCGAGTTCCCCTCTCCGCATTCCAGTTTCTAGCGCAACAATAATGATTGTGCGCAACTCTGCCGATTCCGTAGCGCCAAGGATTTTCGTGACTTCGGCATCGCTTACTCGACGGTCACGGCCCCGTGGCTTTATTGGCTTGCGCACCTGCGCTGTCGGAAGGCCCCCAGGTAGAGCAATATTCCACTCCATAGTTGCAGTCTTAAGCACTCGATTGAGCAGATTAATTTCATGTATCACGGACTGCGCTCCAACGACTTTTAGTCGTCTATCTCGAAACTGGGCAACCTGTGATGAAGTCAGGCTAGCCAGCCTGTAAGGACCAAACGCCTCCAACAGAGTTTTTATACGCGACTTATCAGACTGTTCACTACGTTTGCTCGGTAGCACTTCGGTGGCATACCGCATTAAGACGTCGCTAACGAACGTCGTCTCGGCCTCGTTGCGTGAAACAAACACTCCGCGCTCCATCTCAGACTCGATGATGGTTGCCCAGCGCCGCGCTTCAGCCTCCTTGGTAAAGGTTTTTGTTTGAGTAGGGTAGCCTCGTTTGCGGATCTGAACGTGGTATTGGCCTTCGCCGCGTTTACGTATGGTCGCCATGTGAGCTCTGTAGTTGACTGAGCCGTAAGTGTGCCAAATTTGTGCCAAAAATGGGGAAAATCTAGAGGAATGGCCTAGAATAAGGCACTATTTTGGGCCTCCGAAGCCAAGGGTCGTGGGTTCGATCCCCGCCAGCCGCGCCA